GCATTCATTAACATAGATATACCACTAGCTGTTCTACCAACACCTGTTACACCTGTTTGTCCATGAGAAAATGATGGAAGACCTGTTGATTCATCTGCAAGTTGTCTTGCCTTATCAAACAATTGTAAATTTTCATTTGACACATTTGGAAACTTTGTACCAAATATAGCTTGACCCGGTGCTCCACCTTGTCTTCTAAATATTTTACCCGGATATACAGATAAGTCTTGTCCCGGAACTAGATTAGTTTCATCTACTTCTATTAACATATTACCTGATAACACAGCGTTATCTACAGCCATTCTCATAAATCCGTTCATTAATGTCTGTGTATCATCCATGTTTTCAGCTATACCAACACCAAAAAATGAATATGGATTTAATTCATAGGGTGCTGCTACATAAGGTATCTTAGCAGGTTTAAATGGATTAAGAACCATTCTAAGAAGTTTACCATTACATATCCATGCATTTATTTGTAATTCATCAAAGTCTTCTAGTTCTTTTGGTATTTCTACATTTTGTTCTTTTAACATATCGGTATCACACATACCCCAATACTCAAGAACTTGATATCTTTCTATACCATATTCAGGTGCATAATCTGATAAATCATCTTCCCAAGATTCTTTTATATAATTTTCACCATCTTCTATAGCTTCTTCAATAACACTATCTCTAAAATGTGGTCTACGTTTTAAACTACGTAATTGACTTCTAGACATTTTATGTCTTTCAATTACATATGTTGCTTCATCCATACTATTTGCATCAGGATCAGGATAAAAGTTCCACACAGATACATGATTAACTTGTGGTACAGTTTTAAATATAGGACTATAATCACCTTCATCATTCCAATTAGGATACTCTTTATCTACAGCAAAAGGTCCTTTCATTACACCTGTACCAAACAATGCCATTTCAAATGCTGTGCTTCTTAAATGTTTATTTGCACTTGACTCTTGTAATTGATCGTGTATTTTCTTTTCCATATTTTTTGCTGCAATCATAGCAGGACTAAAAGTTACAGATGTTGGTGTTGTTCCTGCACCCTTTTTTAAACCTTCTATATCTGATAATTTTTCTTTTAAAGGACCTAGTTGTTCTTTTAAACTTCTTTCTGTAGCACCTGCAGGTAATTTTTTACCATCATCAGCATATCCATAAGGAGATTGTAATTCTTCAGGTTCATCAAGTTCATCTGGCTGTTTTGGATCAAAGTGTACATTTCCTACTACACCCTCTGGTAATTCCGTAGGTTCTATACTTAAAGGAAATTTATTATTAGCAAACAATACATCTACAATTTGTCCATAAGCAGCTAGTGTTTTTGTTTTAGTTACTTTTATAAATACTCTAGATTTTTCTGCTTCTGTAAATTGCACATCTGAGCCATACATACCTCTATAATTTCTATAAGAACGTAACCATCTTGTTTCATCATTTTCTCTATACTTATCAGCACGATGATACTTTTCCATTATAAATGGTATAATACCAGAACCATCTTCTTCATACGATTCTCCATCTTCTAGAGCGATAGCATCGTCTTCAATCATAATTTCTTCTTCTGCCATAATCTTTCCTTAATATCCAAATGTTGTATCTGCTATAGGCATACTACTTAAAGGTACACCTCTAGGATCATAATCGAATATACTAAATCTAGGTCTTGACATAATGCCATACCTTAATGCATCATATAAGTGATCTTCAGATTTAGTATCTACATCTTCAGGATTTTTCTTGTCCAATGGTATTGCAGGTATTTGTGATATTAAATTTACACAGTTATTAAAAAACACTAATCTTGGTTCTTCTGTAAACTCATCTACCTGTAATCTTCTATGCAACTCGTTCTTACCTGCTACACGAGAACCTTTACTTCTATCTGATGGTCTCCATCTACAACCTCGTGTAATCATTTGTTCTGCTAGTGAAGGACCTGTATCACCTCTTTTATGCCATAAACTAGAGTCTAATACTCCATACTTTATATTACCATCACCTGATTCTAAATCTAAAACCATATCTGCTAAGTCTGTCGCAAGAACCTTTGATACATAAAGTTCACGATATACCACAAGCTGTTCAGCAGGTGAAACAGCAAACCAAACAACCCCTGAATAACTGCCGTAACCATAGTCACAAGCACGGAACTTAACCCAATTGTTAGGAATACTATAAGGTTCAACAACGTGTATATCCCTGTTAAACTCAGTAAATGCTGCACCTTCTTTAATATCCCAATCACCTTCCAAGAGTTGTCTTCTTTGCTGTTCAGGAAGGGAAAGTAGCATTGCTTCATAGTCACCACTTTCTGAGAGGTATGGATTATCAGATAATCTTGCAGGAATAAATCTCCGTTTAAATAAGGATTTTCCTGCTTTTCTATGTCCTGCAGGGTATTTAAGTATTTCTCCTGTTTCGATATCTGTTGCATCAAATGCGTTTCCATAAGGTGCTTGGTCTATAAACATTTTTTTAACCCACTGATGACCTATTCCACCCGGGTTAGTTGTTGCTCTCATAAATATTGGTAAGTCAGGTGCTGTAGAACGTAATCTAGAACGCATATAGTTCCAAGCAAAAGGACTTCCCCATTGTGTTAATTCGTCAAAGCCTATCCAACTAAAAGCTAAACCTTGATATCGCATTACGTCTTCATCTCTATCAAGGTATGACATCCAAAGTCTTGCACCTGATGGTGCTACCCATTGCATCTTTCTTTCATACCACTTTATACCCTTCCATACTTTTGGATATAATTCTTGAGATTTAAATATAAGTTCTCTAAGTTCTTCTGTAGTATGTCTTAATAGTAATCCACTAAATTGTGGATGACCCATGTAACGTAGTGGGTCTGCTAACATAGCAAACGACTTGCCACCACCTGCTGAACCCCCATATAAAACTTCTCTTTCACTAGCAGCAAGAAACTCTGTTTGAGGTCCTTTGTTAGGTGCAAATACTACGTTTCTTTCTTCGGTAATAGCAGGTTCTATTTCTTCTACTATGTTATCCGTTAGCGTAGGCTTTTGCTCCTGTTCTAGTTTCTTCGATTTCTTTCGCCTTGGAGATCGCCTTTTCTGCATACTCTGCCCACTTGCGTAGGCTTCTAGCTGTGTTCTTACGGTTTTGCTCATTTTGTAATCTTTTTCTTAAACCCACATGTGATATATATCTTCCTGTTTGTGTAGACAACCAATTTGATACTTCTCTATATGAATATTGTTTTATATGTTTTCTAGCTAACTCTAACTTGTTTAATTCTTCTTGCACAGGATTTAAAATATAAGGATCGTCTTTATCTTGTATATAACCAAAAGGTATTGTTCTTGCAATTCGTGGAATAGAAATCCACTCATCATCTTCTTTTATATCTGTTGGTTGTGGTAGCTCCCACTTACCTGCACTTCTAGTCATCATCCTCTGCAGGTTTTTTTGTAGGCATGAGCATAACACCACCTGATGCTTCTACTTGTACCTTTTCTGTTTTTATTAAACCTGTCCTATCTAGTAATTCTTTAGCTGCAGACATCTTATCACGTATGCCTAGCTGTGTAGGGTCATCTATACCTGCTACCATAGCCACAGCAGCCTTAGGAGCGTTTCCTGCCATATAAGTTTGTGTAGCATCTAGTATCTCATCTTTTAATGCTGCAATAATTTCATTGTTATTAGTATTTGGTGAATACCCTGCAATAATTTTAGCATCTTTAATGTTACCATTTGCATCTGCAAATAAAGCATCAATAAACTTCTGTTGTCTTTCAGTTAATTTTCTAGCCATGTTTTATAAACTTTCTTTCTCTAGGTTTAAATAGTTCTGTTAAATTTTTAATATGTTTTTTTCTTTGCTTTTGTTTTTCTAACTCAAACCTACTCCCTGCATCCGGGATATAAGTCTGTCTGCTCTGTTTGTTACTTGTTTGTACCATCTACTGTCTTTCATTTGATAACCTGCTTCTAGCCAATTACCATCGTGTATAGCTTGTATCATTTTTTTAAATTTAGATAATCGTGGTCTACCCATATTAAACATCATATTAGCTAAAATTAATCTAACTTCTTCAGGAAGGCTATCCCAATCATCAAATAGTTTTTTACACTCACCTAATGTTACATATACGTCTTGTTCAAATGCTTCGTTGACTCGTATTTCATCAATCGGTGTGCCGATACCCATTTGGTGTTCAGGGTCTTTTTCAGTAATGAGATGTCCGATACCAAATGTAGGTAATCCAAGGTGGTCCAGATATACTTCGTATTTACATCCTTCATCTATTTTAAGTTCCTCTCTTAGTCTATCGGTAAATGTTTCCATCAATGTGTCCTTTTTAATTTTTCATTTTCTTTTAATATAGTATAATATGCTTTAGTTAATTCTTTTAAATCATCTTGTAATATAAATATAGTTTCTCTTGCAGCTAGTAATTCTCTTCTTAATGCTTCTTCAAATGTGTCTTCATGGTTATCCCACCCATTTGTTTGAATCATTTTTTACCACCTAACGCACTAAAACCAAAATACGCTCCCACAAGACCACACATACTTATGTATTGTGTCATAAGGATACTCTCTGCTTCTGCAAGTCTGTCTGGAAAAGCTAGG